CAGTCCCTGGAGTCCCAGCATTCCGAGCCCATTTATAGGCACCGGGGGTCGAATCGAAGGCACTATGGTGTTAGAGCCGCTAAAGGGATTAGCGGAAGGAGCCCGTATTGTCGTCGAACCCGAAGTAAAGTCTGAGACCAGGACCCAGCTCCAAGCACTCTTTCCATCTCCACCTGTGCCAGAGTCGATATTGGAAGGAAAGGAAGTAAAAGTTCACCTCAATTGTTTGACGAATGAGGTTGGATCTTTACGGAATAGAGTTCTGATGGAGACACCGCAAATGGACGTGCGTAATAGGGTGAAATTCGGAGCGGCGGCATCAAGGGTGAGGGCAGAAATTCTGAAAAGAATAGGCTTCCTTCAGCCATGGACGATGGCGCGCACATTGAGGCACATGGTGGAAAGACATGGGGCTGGCCTGTACGTTCAGGCCTTGAAAAGTTTAAAGATTCGTCCTTTAGACGACACTGATGCTAAAGTATCAATGTTCATAAAGGTTGAAAAGAACTTAGTAGAGCCTGAAACGGATCTGAAGACAGCCAGATCTATCCAATACCGTGGGCCGAGGTATAACCTGTGTGTGGGAAAATATCTCCTCGCCTTCGAAGAGCACTTCTATTCCTATTTCTCCAAAGATCGGGGGGATAGTTCAAGACTGCATACTAGCAAGGGGTTGTCACCTTCTGCTAGAGCAGACCTTGTGGCAAGTCTGTGGCATAGTTTTCCTCGGCCGGCTGCCTATTGTCTCGATTTTTCGCGTTTTGATGCCCATGTCGAAGAGGCACATTTGAAAGAAGAGCACGAGTGCTATAAAATGTGTTTCAAGAAGGGTCGGAATCTTAAGTGGATTCTTTCAAGACAGCTGAAAAATCGCGGCAATGGGAAGTTCGGTTCGAAATATTTGAGGAGAGGGGGTCGTATGAGCGGTGATGTCAATACGGCATTGGGCAATACCTTAATCAATCTCATTGTCTTAACAACCATCACAGAAGACTTTAAGGGAGTAAAGTTTGTATGTGAGGGTGACGACGGGGTTGTTTTAGGGAACCTAGAAGAAATTAGGAACCTGGCTCTTGTTATCGAGGAGCGAGCGAGAGGGCTCGGATTCGTTATCAAGGGAAAAGTAGCCACCTGTTTGGAACAGGTGGACTACTGCAGTTCCAAAATCTGCGAAGTTCGTCCGGGTGCGTATGCCTCGGTTAGAGATTGGCCCAAGCCATTGATTACGGACCGTTTTACGGCAAAACCCGTCGACTCAGATGCGGCGATTGCTGAGAAAGCC